CGAGGAAATTCGCCAAGAGAAAGAACTTGCGGAAAGGGCCTCACAAAAGCGTAAACCCGACCCCGAAAAAGACCGTGCCGAATGGAATAGTCTTGGGGAGTTTGTAAGAACTGTAACTCACAACCCCGGAGATAGGCGGTTGCGCGGAAGGGATGTTGAGGTAAGGGAAGGAGCACTTGGAGACCAAACTATGGGAGAAGGCTCCGAAGGTGGGTATCTTGTCCCCGACCAATTCTCCGATGAACTCCTGACTGTCTCTCCCGACGAAGCAATCATCCGGCCGCGCGCAAGGGTATTTAGTGGTAACGATGGCGACTTTAAAATTCCCGCAATCAAGTATAGCGGGAATGATATGTATGGTGGAGCACAGGTTGACTGGATCGAAGAAGGCGAAGAGAAACCTGATACCGATATTGAGTTTAAGCAAATCACCCTGCAACCCCATGAAGTTGCCGCCCACGTGGAGGTTACTGACAAAATCTTGCGCAATGCTACTGTGATTGAGCAGGTTGTCCGGAACCAACTGCGCGGAGCCTTGATTGATGCTGAAGAAAAAGCCTTCCTTACTGGAANTGGTAGTGGCAAGCCAACTGGAATTATTGATCACGCTTCTGCTATTACTGTAAGCAGAGCGGGAGCAGGGTTAGATTATTCTGACCTTACCGCTATGTATAGCAAGTTCCGTGGCAGCCGTGGTATCTGGATTGCCAATCGTGAGCTGCTACCTGAACTGTTGGAGATGGAGACAACTGACGGTTATCCTCTCTGGCATCCCAACGCAAGAGATGCTGTTGGTAGTCAGTTGCTTGGATTGCCCCTGTATTTCTCCGACCACTCTCCTGCAATGAATAGTCTGGGAGATTTACTGCTGGTTGACCTTAATTACTACCTTATCCGCGATGGTGTAGGAATTGCGATTGCTGCTTCTCCTCACTATCGTTTTATTAACAACGTAACTGTAATTAAGGCCTTCAAGACTGTGGACGGAACTCCCTGGTTAACAGGACCCCTGCCCACTTCTTATAGCACTTCTCCCTTCGTAGAACTCGGTGCACAGTAAAAAATATAAGGGGGCTATATGCCCCCTCTTAAAAAGGAAGTGGTTATATGAATAGGTTATTCGAGGAACTTGCTCCTGTTATGGCCTTAGATCAAGTTAATACCAAAACTGCGCAAGAAACCGACACTTTTAAAATAGGAAGAGGTAAGCACAGGCGAATACTTTTTTACACCTATATTAAGGTTACGGATAATCACCTGCGTATTGATGAGGATGGTCCTAATGAAGTTGAGTTGACTTTAAAAGAACGCAAAGGATTAACCGGAGACAAGAGCGACCTTAAAAAGGTTGATTGGAAAGCCGGAATGGGTGCTCAAAAAGCAAAGGTAATGAACGCAGATGACTGGACCGATGAGGACACTATTACAATAAATGGTGTTGAGTTTGAGAAAGTTGAAAGCACAGATTCAGGTAATGCGGCAGACAAAAAGTTTGCCGATGGAGCTGAGTTGGAAGCGGCGGTTAATATGCATATTGATGGTATGACTGCTGATGATACTGCTAACGATGTAGAAATTGAAGTTGATGATCCCGCAGAAAGTTTTGATATTGAAGCGGACATTACTAATGATACCAATGAAACTTGGGTTTATATTCTTGAATGTGCTGCGATCATGGAAGCCCACGTTTCTGAGTTGGATCAAGAAGATGGATTTAATGCAGTATTGCTCGAAGTTGATGCTTCCGATGCTCAGGGTTCAGACAGTATAAACACCACCGGGTTTGTTGTGTTGGGTAATAACTACAAAGAACCTGTATTGACTTCCGGAAAAGTATTTTAGGAGGTGTGACAGTTGGGTAAGCGTCACAGAGTAGACCAGAAGTTGCCGAGTGGTAAGGTGGTGTATGCTTGGAAAGACCAACCCAAAAGAGAAACTGCCGCCATAAGGCAACCAGAAAACGCTTCGCTCCCGAAAGCCGAACCAAAACATGTAGGGGGCGGATGGTATGAACTGCCAAGCGGTGAAAGGGTGCGAGGGAAAGAAGAAGCGATTAGAAAAACGAAAGGCTAAGGGGGTGGAGAAATGCACTATAGTTTGAAGGTTATAGATAAGCCAGCAAGTGAACCCGTAACCGTAGCAGAGGCTAAACTTCACCTCCGCGTGCATATTGACGACGACGACGACTTAATAGAAGCACTGATTGCCGCAGCACGCGAATACTGTGAGAATATACAGAACAGGGCCTATATAGAAAGAACCTACCTGCTTACCTTTGACAAAATACCTCCCTTCCCAATCGCACTACCTATGCCACCGCTATCATCCGTGGAGAAAATAGAGTATAAAAAACGAGATGGAACTACAGTTGAATGGGATGCCACTAATTACTTTGTAGACACGGACAGCACTCCTGGGAGGATAGTAGTTGCTCCGGATGGAGAACTACCTACCGACGCACTCTATCCCGTCAATGCTTTTCAAGTCACGTATAAAGCAGGGGCTGCGGCAAGTAATGTTAACGAGAGAGTTAAGGCCGCCATTAAGCTCCTAATCGGGCATTGGTATGAGAATAGGGAGGCGTATGTAATAGGTGAGGTAGTTAATGAGTTGGAGATGGCTGTAAAGTCCCTGCTGTATCAGGATAGGATGTGGCCTGTATGAGAGCGGGGAGGAAACGCCATAGATTGCAATTTATAGAATTGGTTGAGAGTGGTTCCGACTACGGAGCAGGCGGGGAGATAACACGTGAACAATATAAGGAAGTCTGGGGTTCTCTTGAGGCGTTAAGAGGCAGAGAATACTGGGATAGCAGGCAGACTCAATCAGAAGCGACACACATTATCAGGACACGCTATATCCCTGCTGGCAATAAGAATTTAGCAGAACTGGAGATAGAGTTGAAGGGGACTGGTAGGGTGTTTGAGATTGAGCATTTTAACGATGTAGACGGCAAGCAAAAAGAGCAAGAATTTCTCGTTAAAGAGAGATTAACACCTGCCGAGGAAGAATAGGAGGCGGTTATATGCAGGCAAAATTCCAAGTTACCGGAGCGCAGCAATTAGGGGCTAATCTAATAGGTGTAGGTAGAAGCGTAGCCGGGAACCGCCTTGAAGCAGCAGGATTAGCAGGTGGTAGGGTGATCGCTAAAGACGCAGCAAGGCGCGCTCCTCGTGATACCGGGCAGGCAGCAGAGAGCATTGATGCGCGGATAGTGGACTCCCAACGCCACCGGGTAGAGATTGCCATAGGGCCGGGTAGATACGACGGGTGGTATTTACTGTTTCACGAAATCGGGACTTCTAAAATGCCGGCCAGGCCTTTTTTAAGGCCCGCCTTTGACGAAAAACAAATGGATGCACTCAGAGAAGCCCGGCGGGTATTCAGAAGTAATATCCTTGCGGCAATCAGGAGGGGAGCGTAATGGCCACCTTAGAACAGGCGCTTTTTGGCGAATTAAAAAAAACAGAGACTGACTATTACGGCCTTACTAAGGGCCGTATTTACTTTCTACACCTGCCCCAAAGTGTAACCCTTCCTGCTACTGTATACCAGAGGATTTCTACGCAACGACACCACGCGTTTCAAGCGGACGCCGACCTCTCTCGGCCACGTATGCAATTAGATCACTACTCTACACAATATCCGAAGGCGAAAGAAACTGCCGAAGCGTGCCGGAAACTCCTGCAAAACTTTAGCGGGACAATGGGAGGAGTTAATACGGTAGACAACGTTGCTGTAATACTAACTGACGAAAGCGAGCACTACGAAGAGGATACAGGGTATTATCGCGTGAGGCAGGATTATTTTATCTTCCACGATGAGGGGAATAACAATGAGTAATGCTCAAATTCATCAACTGTTAGCGATCCGGGCAATGGTGGACAGCATGCTTGCGGACTTGACCTCGACAGAAGGAGAACAATGCGAACACAAAAGGAAAGAAAACCTTAATACTTTGGGGGGTCCGGAACACTGGAAGTGTTTGGATTGCGGGTACGAGTATAACGAGGCGGAGTTGGATAGAGAAGTTGAGAAAAGATTTAATAAGGAGGAATGACCAATGGCCTTACCAGGTAAGGATGCACAAGTAAAGTTTGGAGCGGATCAGGTAGTTGGATTGAACGATGCTACATTTACGATTAACGGAGAGTTGGTAGATATTACCGCGTTTGATAGTGATGGGTGGAGGAAAAGACTGGCTAACCTACGAGACGCAAGCATAAGCATTAGCGGTTTCTAC